GGCACTGAACCAACGACCGGCATTGCACCGGCTGCACCGCTGAATCTGTCTGAATCTGAAATCATTCACTTGGTCGAAGATTCGAAACAGGGGGACACATTCCGTACGCTATATGCCGGAAAATGGGACAGTTTTTATACTTCACAGTCGGAAGCCGACCTTGGCTTTTGCAATATGCTTGCTTTTTGGTGTCGCCGCGATGAACAACTAATGGATAAAATTTTCCGTTCTTCCGGCCTGATGCGGGAAAAATGGGACAGAAAGCAATCAGGCAGCACTTATGGGAAAATTACACTCAATAAGGCAATTAAAGACTGTAATAAAATTTATGAGCCAAAATCAGAATACCATATTGTCATTGGTCAACCGGCTGCAAAGCCTGAAAAGAAAAAGCTGTATTCTTTCGACGATACCGGCAACGCCGAACGCCTTGTGGATACGTTCGGAG